GTTGGATGTACAGCTCAGAGTAATGATTGGTATGTATTCTACACTTATCTTTCCAAGTATGATAATATTATAAATGGAGATTTTGGGAGTTATGATATCAACATGCCTTTAGAAGTTCTACATTACTCGTTTTTTGTTATGATTCATCTTCTTGAATGTGCAGGATATTCAGAACAGGATATTCGAATATGTCATAATATTGCAGCAGACGTAATATATAATATTGTCAATTTTGATGGGGATATTGTAACATTCAGGAAAGGACATTCTTCTGGACATCCTCTTACTGTCATTATTAATAGTATTGCAAATAGCATCTTAATGCGTATGGCCTTCTCAATGTTGGGAGGAGAAGTTAAAACGTTTAAGAGATATGTTAAATTGCTTACATATGGTGATGACAATATTGCAAGTGTTTCTTCTGAAGTTCCCTTTTTCAATCAAGTTAATATAACAGGTGTTTTCAGTCAGCTGGGGATTGTGTATACTATGGCTGATAAGGAGGCGGAAGTTGTTCCCTATATCACGCTTGATGAAGCTGAGTTTTTGAAACGAACATTTGTCTATGATGGTGAGAGACAATGTTGTTGGGCGCCTATTGCACTAAAATCTATGATGAAGAGTTTAGGGTATAGGGTCAACAACGGAACCATTACTCCATATGAACATGCTTGGAATGTGTTGCAAAACTATTTGTTTGAGAAGTTTGAATATGGAGAAATGGAGTATTTACAATCAATGGAGTGGGTTTTATACGTTGTTAAAACATACAATATTGATAAATACAACAACATCAAGCTATTGAGTTATAGCGAGATGTGGGAGCAACGCTGCTCCCGATAAATATAGCAATTCACCCTAGAGCGCCTAGGGGTTGTGGCTACGGCAATCATAGCAGCTGTTTCTTTTCAGATACCCGTTATAACACATTAGTGGCGAGGCGGAAAGAAATGAAGGTTTTGGGTTATTTAACCTAACTAATCAAATTTACCTATAAATTAG